TAGAACCCATATTTTTAAACCCTAATTTTTCAAAAACTGGGTCTATATGTAAACCAGATGTAATTGATAAAACTATTGGCAAATCTTCTGAAACTTTTTTGACACTATCTATTAATAATTTAACTAATTTAAAATTTCTAAAATCTTTTTTAATATAAATAATTTGTATTTGCATTATTTGATCTTTACTAAAAAAATATTCAGATTTATTAAACATACAACAACCAATTAGTTCGTCATTATCTAAATCTTTCATCAAAAGTATTTTGCCCTTATCTAAAATAGCATTAATAAAATATAAACCTTTTTTTCTATCAACATCTGGATAATCAGCTTCACAATCTTTGTTTTTATATTCTAATAATAAATTATAAATAATTTCAATATCTGTTTTTTCTGCATAATATAAATGGGTGCTTGTCATTCCCTACCCCATTTAATATCACGAACTGTTAAAGCTGAAAAATCCATACCTAAATCTGTTGGGAAAAATCTTTGTTGTGAATTAGTTGTAGTTGTTCTTCCACTTGTTTTGCTGAAATTACCCCAATGCGAACTAACAAGTAAAACTAATGTTGCTGTTGATGTATTATCAGATATTTTAAATTCATCAATATTGCCATAAAATAATAAAAATGGGTCTGCAATTAATGCCAAACTAGAATTTAGATAACCTTGATAAATAAAAACATCATCATTTATTATATTCTCGGTTAATGCTAGTGCTATGTACGTTTGATCTACACCAGATAAGCTAACCGACAAACTATTCTTAGTTGGTGTACCTGTTTCTTGTACCCCTGTAATACCCCTTAAATGCCCATTAGATAGGTATGTTCTTGAAGTTCCAGAAACACTAGATGTTAAATCAAAACTTGCATTAGTTAAATATATTGGGGTTGAAAAACCTATTTCGACTAAAATAACTGGTTCTATTATTCCTGTAGCTAGTTCTGTTTTTACTGCACTTGTTAAACCTCTAGCCATTTACAATGCCTCTACAACATCAAACTCATAACTAAATAATAAATTACCATCACCATCATTTTGACCTGTTGCAAACTCTTGGGCATCACTTGTTAAATGAACATTAAATGGAACAGAATCATAAGTAACAGAACTATCATCTGCTAAGGCGGTTCTTAATGGTGGCTCTATAGTAACTGTAGAAGCATTACTTGAACTTGTTACATCTTCAACAACCATATAAACCTTATCATGTGCAAATTTTATTAAATCACCCGCTTTTAATCTTCCCGCACCATCACCCGCAAAACCATTTATGGCTATTGTGGTATCTGCTACAGCATGAACACCATTAACTAACAAAGTTCCAGTTTCGTTTCCCTGTGCGTTTAAATAGCTTGGAAATGTAATAGTAAAGTTTTCTTGTCTTGATCTTTGTTTCATAATAAATGCCATGATAGGTGCAAATTCTGACCTTTTCATAGGTGGATATTGAACTGTAAAACTAAACTTTTGTCCCTGTACTTGCCTTCTAAAAGTCTTTCCGCTATCTGTTTGAGATAACAAAGTCTTTTGATTGCTCTTAAAATTAACAGCAGTAAAGTTAGTGTTTGGTAATGCTCCACTCATACTATCGCCATTCTACCCTTTTCATTAACAGCACTATTTATAAGATTAACTATAGTACCCCTAGAATTAACTAATAATTCATTAAATCCTCTAGCATCAACTGTACTTATATTAAAGTTTACTGTAACTGGTTGGCTCATTCCACCTAATTTATTATTTGGTACAACATTTGAGGCTCTATCTGGAACAACTAATTCTGGACCTGCTTCTCCTACCATGTAAGGTTGGTCTTGATTCATTCTTCCACCAAGTCTGCGACCTTGATATTTTGAACTTGCAATAGTAGCAATTTGAACAGCACCCATAGCACCTATGGCTATTGCTAAAGGAATACCTATTGGTCCCATTGCTAGTGCTTTTGATATTCCTGTTGCTGTGTTCTGTATAGCTTGTGCAATATTAAAGGCTTTGTTAAGGGCAAAAGCTGTTTTATTATGTTTTGCCAATTCTCCTAATGTATCTTTTAATGATGCTTTTGTTAAATCTGCTCTTTGTTCTGCACTCATACTTTCTAGTTTGAGTTCGTTAAATTTGCCTTCTCGCATTAAACCAAGATTTTCACTTATAAATTTTTCTCTTATTTGCTTTTCTTTTTGTGCTGTTTCTTCTGCAATCTTTAAAGTTTTATCCGCTGTTATTTGTGCTATTTCAACTTCCATATCTGCCATTTGTTGAAGTTGTGTCATTTTATTAGCTTCTGCTTCTAATAATTCTGAACCTGTCATACTTGCATCAATTTGATTTCCTAAACCTAATTCTGCACCTGTTGGTTGTTGAAAACCTATTATATCTGGTCTTGCTGTTGGAAATGCCTCTAAACCTATATTTTTAAGTTTTATTTCTTCGGCTAAAATTTTATTTTTAGCTTTTCTAGCTTTATTTTCGTTTTCTATAGTTTTTGTAGCTATTACTTCTGCGTCTGAAACCATAGCCATTAATTCTGGCATTTTTTGTAAATGACCAAGTTCAGCTTCTAAATTCTGAATATGTATTTTTTCAACTTTATTAAGACCAAATACTTTAGTTAATAAGCCACTTCTTATTTCAATTAGCTTATCTTCAATCTCTGCAACTCTTTCTTGTCTTAATGCACTTGTGGATAAATCTCTGTTTAACATTCCAATCGCAACAAAGAAATTTCTAGCGGAATCCGTAGCACCTATAAATCCCTCTACCATTTTTGTTAGTTTAGGTAACATAGGGGTTATTACATCTACCGATAATTCATTTAATGCTGAACCTAATGCCTTTGAAGTGTTTGCAAAACTACCAGATGTTTTGGTTGCGTCATTATGTGCGTCTGATGTACCCGCAATAATTAGATTTAATCTAGCTTGTACCTTTTCAGCATTAGTAACATCTTTAGCATTTTTATTAATGCCCATTCTTAATAATTCTTGTTTCAATGTTGCTTCTGTAATTACAACACCAAATCTTCTAACTGTTTCGTGATTACCAACTAATGCACTTTGAAAAGCCATCATAGTATCAACATCACTTGCATTATTAAATGATGCTACATCTACCGCTAATTTTGTTAATTGTACTGATAATTTAGATGCTTCACCTCTAGCAAAACCCATAGGAACAAACGTATCTTGTATAGAAGATGCCATTTTTTCTAGTTCAAATGTACTTCTTCCAACTTCATTTCCAAATGATTCAAGTTGTTTTCTTACATCTGTAACAAATTGCCCAAAAACAACAGATGATTTAGAACGCATTTCTTCAACAGAACTCGCCATATCAACCATTTGTTTACTAAATCGCAATGTTTGAAAAACAATGACACCACCAACAACATTTCTGATGGTATTACCTAAAGCATTAAATGATTTTTGTTGTGTTGCTACTGATTGTTGGACATTATCTTTAAGTCTATTAACACCTTTTGTAGCCGAGTTCATAGCCTTTGTGGTCTTATCTTTGGCTATTATATCTATGTTGACTTGTTTTGTTGCCACTATCTTTGAGCCTTTGCTAGTCTTTGTTGCCTTTCTAATTCGTCATGCTGAATCTGAAAGTATGCTAACCACATATTAAACTCATATACTGACATTTGCAAGATTTCGGAAACTGTCTTATGTAATTTTTCTGCTAACCCAAAAACATTATGTAATTCTACATTATTCTTTAGTTTTTTTTATTATCTTCTATATCTGTGTTTCCTGTTCCCATTATCTTTGTGGCAACATCTGCAATAACATTAGTATCAGCTTTAGTCTTAAAGGCTAAAACATGAGTTCCATTAAACATTTTTTCACCATCTTTTGTTAATGCCTTTTCAATAATAACATCAATTAAAACAATCAAATCTGTGCCACTAGCACCTTTAAAAATCTTTTGTTTTTCAAGCATATTGAAAGGCTTACAAAATATAGCTTTATCGCCTACTAAATCCCATTCTGGTACTTCAATTATTTGAGTGTCAAGGGTACTGAAATGGTCTCTAATACCATCAAAATAATCAATTTTTTGGTCTGCCATTTACACAGTACCGATAGTTAATCCACCATTGCCCTGTACTGATACAGTTCTAGTTGTAACACCATCTAATGTAACACCAACTGACATTCCAGTTACAATAGCATTTCCAGAGAATTTTCTATCCCCAGAAGCATTGCCCTCTGGTAAAAATGCAAAAGTTAATTCAGCACCCTGTACTAATGTGGTTTGTCCACTATCAGTTTCGTCAAAGTTCATATCAATACTAGCTGTATATGTACCTCTACCAACTAAAAATGATTTCATTGAACTACCTAAAGCGGTATCTTCAACAACGTCATGTGTAGTATCAACTGTAAAACCTGTTGCATTACCTAGTGTAGTTCCACCGATAGTTACAACTCCTTCTTTACCATGATGTGTAGCCATTTATTACTCCTTCTCTTTAGTTTCTTTAGTTTTTTCAGCTTTTTTAATTACTGGTTTTTGATCGTCTAAAGCAAAACCATTGTTTTGAAAATGCTCTATGTGATCTTCTGAACATTTTATAATAGTTTCGCCTTTTTTCATAGTAACATTTTTAGCCATTATGCACTCCCTCTAGTAAACTCATAAATAACCCTAGCTGTTATTCTTACACCACCATAAGGAAATATAGTTCCCTCGTCTGATGATGCTTCTATTATTTGGGTATCTATCGCATTACCATTTCTAGTTATATCATTATCTAAAGTTTCTTCAACAACTTCTATAATTTGATTTCTAACAGTATCTATATTTGATGTTGTACCTTTACCAAAAGCAACTATTAAAAAATCTATTGTTCCTCTATAAGAACCCGCTCCAGTATCACCTATGCTTGATACTTCTCTTGTTTCATCGCCACTTTGAATAAACATAGCGGGAAACTGTGCGTCTGATAATTCTTCTACCTCAAAAGGTTCTCTAGTAATTTTTTTAAACTCAATAGGACTTGAAACAGCATCAAGTTTAGTAATTATATCACTAGCTATATTTTCTCTTTTGC